CTTGGCCAGCAACTCTTCAGGCTGAGGCACCCCAGAAGCGATAGCCAGGCGCTTGGCTGCCGCCATAACGTCCCAGACCTGGGGGGCCTGGATGGCTCTGTCGTAGATTTCCTGCGCCTGCTGCTTCTTCATGGCGTCGTCGAGCGCCAGCGTAGACCCCAACTCAGGGAATACCTCAAAGTCCTCTTGCAGCTCGAGGGGGTCGTTGAAAGCCTTCCGCGGGTTGCTTGGACCGCCACCACCGGTGAGCGTCCAAAACGCTGAATCGTTCTTGGGCGTCCACTTTTGCATGGACTCCAACTCTCGATCGGTTATCACCTGCTGCCACATCGCCAGCTTGATGTCGGTCTCTTCCCCGATCGCATCGTTCAGGCATTCCAACTCGTCTCCGCTGATGACGTCGGCGGACCTCTGCTGCAGCATCCCGAGCGTGGCAGTCTTACCAGTGTTCGGAACCGCCTGGCTCTGCTCCCCGAAGTCGATGATGGCCGGCTCAAGCATTTGCAGCATCCGCATGACTTGGGATTCGCTCTCAAAGGCAGCCGGGGGAATCTGTCCCTGTGGGGCTGCAAATGCGGCAATGATTTCCTTGTAGTAGTCGCTGAACACCACGCGGAACAGCCCCAGGTCCATGACTTCGTTGGGAACGTCGGCACCTTTGGGAAGCGCAATGAGCTTCTTCAGCATGTTAGTCACGAGGTCGGTGCGCTGAGACACGGTTACGTTGTGGAGTTTCCACAGGTGCCGCCCCTTCCGCGGGGTCGAATCGCCAATCCCATGAAGCAGCGAAGGCATCGGGGTGTAGGAGCTGATCGGATACCGGCCTCCAAGGTCCCACGGCAGCGGCATCTCACCAAGAAAGACTTTCTCGTTCCCGATGAAGCGAATCCAGCAGAGCCCTTTTCTGAAGGTGTAATCGACGTGGATGAGGTAACGGCGCCCGGGGATAAGCCGGGCTTCGAAGACGGGGCGAGACTTGAAGATAACATCGCGGAGGGTCTGCTTGAAGTCGCGGTCAGCTCCGGACACCTCGCTCTTGTTCATGGTGTCGAGGGGACGGTACTCTTCCAACTCCTCGAGGAACTTCGGATCAATAACCGGTTTCTTCTCGCCAGTGTTTGGGTCGGTGTACTCCTGGCTTGCCCAGTAGGCCAGCCATTCGGCATCCTTCACACCTTCGAAAATATGCCAAGCGGAGGTATGGACCGAATCAAACTCCGGCTCCGGATACCAGTCTCCTATGAACTTCCATTCAGACACTGGACCGTCGAACCGCGTGAAATTCTTTTGTTGGGTAACCTCTGGCCCGAGCTGCGCCAGCACGTTGCCTTGCATTTCGGCGTCCATGCTGCTGACTTTTAAGGCGCCTTCCTCGTCGTCATCCGCGGTCAGCCAGTTGTTCCGCGTCTTATCGTGCTCGTCGATCTTGACGTAGAGGTCCTTCAGAATCTTGTCGGTGCTGAAGCGCAACGTGCGCTGCTGGCTTACCTGATCGTAGTAGTGAATCTTGAGGGAAATGCCCAGAAGATCGCCTTGCAGAACGTGGCGCCGCTGATAGCGCTGCTCATTCGCGCGGTCCCACTGGTACGTGGCCATCTTGGACAGCATCTCTCCTACTTCGTCACTCTCCGCGCGAACCTTGATCGAAGGTGGACGTCTGGCTTTGCGTGCCGCCTTCTTGCGGACGCCTATAAACATCTCAGGCATAGCCACGTTGGTGCGTGTCTTATCTTCCTCGCCGGCGCGTGGATGCCCTTTTGGATACTTCAGGTCTTCGGTGCGAACCTCGTAAGAGCGAAAGGCCTCTTGCCACTCTCCCCAGAAGTTGTCGTGGAGCCAGTTAGAACTTGCGCGAATGCGTTCTCTGGTCTGCTCGACCTTGTGCCGTTCTGCGTCGGTCATCCGACTTCCGAGGCCCACAAACCCTGGTCCAGTAGTCGCCATGGCTCAATAACTTATCCCATCTTCGAGTTGTCTGACACTTTTAATTCTTTGGTTTGGTTCCAGATAGGCAGGGTCCTCCATTTCGATGTAGCGAATCAAGTCCGTTTCGTGGCAGCGCTTTTGCATCACCTTGTCCACCGGATCCATTTTTTCAGCCTGCGCCGGCGTAAGGCTAGGCCAGCGCACCGTTCGCATCTCGAGGATGAGTTCCGGGAGCGTGTCGAAGATGTGGATGACCGCTTCCTGCTTCTCCTCGTCCGCGAGCATCACGCGCCGCGGTCGTAACCGCATCCCCACGGTGTCCCGGCCGCTGCCAACGTCCTTGACCGCCTCCTTGCAGCGGATTCCCAACTTCTCGTAGCGGTCCCAGAAGGTTTCTGGCTCGTCCTTGCCGGCGGTCGTCGTGGTGAAGATGGCCTTGCCGTGCGTGTCCATCACGCGCTTGCGAATCTTCTCTTCCTTCCCGCCGTTGTCCGCGAAGCCACCTGGGGAGAAATGCTTGACCGTCGGGCCTTCCATAAACTTGAGTGCCGCAACGTACTCGTCCACTTTGTACAAGCGGTCGTCTTCCGGGGTATCGCCCTTTTTGCCATAGATGCGCGAAGGCCAATACTCGCGGTAGTACCAATGGTCTCCATCCGGAGACACTGCCATCCACAGGAAAGCATGAGGCCGGCGCTTGTGCGGGTCGATCGCCATGTAGCGGGTCCACTCGTGCGGGATGGGGAATGGCTTGCAGACGTGGAGAGCTTTCAAGAACTCCGGATACATCGCCGCGCCAGATCCAGCGTAGTGGTCGATCTCGAACTCTCTCCGGTAGGTGTTCTCGGAAGGGCTCTTCTTCTTCTGTGCTTCCGCCCAGGCCGTCGACTTCGAGGGATCCGCCGACCAGTGAACTCGGAAAATGTCGTAACCGTGCTCTTCCGTCCACTGTTCGCACCCTTTTGGAGTCTCGGGCTCTTCACCGAGCGGCTGCCGAACCTCTTTGAGAGTTATTTGTTTCAATGGGTACACATGAACAGGCCAAAAGCGACCACCACGATCCCCACCGCAATCCAGCAGACCAAATCGAGGACGCTAAACTCTTTCTCTGTGCCTTCTTCGATTCTGATCTTCATTTGCCACGATTCTTGAAAATCCATAAAAGCAAAAAGCGCATCCCGAACACCAGGAAGATGGCGAACGCTACCGCACCTGCCGCGACTAAGAACTGTTCCATCAGTTTACCGTTGGGTTTGGCTGTTGCTGTGCTGCAAGTTCTGGTTCTCCAATCAGCCTTCGCACTAACTCAGTCTGTTCTCCGTAAGCACCGCAGGCCAATTTCTCTCGAATCTTCATTCTGACGTCCTGGAACGCCCGCAATAGGATTGTGTCGTAAATCCAGGCTTGCCCTGGATATCCAATTTCCTCGATGTGGACGTTTACGCCAACAGGACTGTGCTCCACAAGAACGTCGTCGAGAGTCGCAGTAAAGATATAGCCAGCGTGGCAATCATTGATGGCTGCGTGGGCAAGGGCTCTGGCTTCTGCTCCAGAGACATTCCGTGTTGAGCGCGTGGGGGGCTTAAGTCTTTTCTTTTTTTTGCTCATAGCAACTCCGGATTCATGGCCACCACGAACTGAGTGCCAGCCTCCGCGCGGGTGAAGTGGCGTTTCACAATCCAGCCGGCGCGAGTAAACATCTGCGCGAAGCTATCGCCAGTCCAGGCCCACAGGTGGTACTCGTAGTGGTTTTGGAAGTCCTCGAAGCCTGGCGTGCTGGCAACTATCCACCTCGTCTGCGGCTCGGGATGTAAAAGCCTGTCGAGTAAGTCGTGAGGACTGAGCAGGTGCTCGAGCAACTCCGTCAGCACAACGATGTCCGCGGGAACCGGGTCTCCTTCCACGATATTCATTAGCTTCAGGTCCACGTGGTAGTGCTCGTTGCCGTAAGCCACGTTCTTCGGACAAAGGTCGTAACCCCAGAACTTCATGTTGTGGGGATTCCTGCCGAACTCGGAGAGCAATCCGCCGTTGCCGGCGCCCCAGTCCGCCAGTGTCGTCAGCTCGAGGTCTTCCCGTTCGATGATGTGGTAGATGAGCTTGAGGGATTCGAGCAGGCGTATCCGGTGGAGGGGCTCGTGGATGTGGTCCGCGGCCTCGCGGTTCTCATACCACGCTTCATCGTGAAACTGCGGAGTCCCGAAAAGTTTGAATTCCAAAGCGACGCCTCGTCCCTAGGTAGTCTCGGCAGCGGTCGTACCAACAAAGCCAAGCGTATACCACTTGCTCCTCGTGGCGCCTGCCGTAACGCCTGAACATCGCGAGAAGGCTATTCCCAGTCCATCGCTTGAAGAGAATTGGAAGTCCTTCTCTTGGATGGCCTGTTCTTCCCATCACCCAGAACAGGTGCTTCCTCTGAATTTTTATCGAGCACGATCGGCAGAACGGGGAGTTCTTCCACTTCTCCGACTTGCAGACCGGGCAGACCTTAGACTCCCAGTCCCGCTTGAACAGGTTGAGCGTGTCTACCAGTGCCTGGCTCGGAATCGGCGTCACGGATAGACCATTCCATGCCGAAGTTGGACGTGAATGTGCTCGTTCGGAGCATCCTCGTCCTCAATCCACGCGAAAAACTTG